ATAGATTGAACCAACCGTTATTTTACGGTTTGCTATTTGAAGGTAATCAAATAACGCACTACGAAGAAAAGAAATGGGAGTTGTTCCAGACAGACAGAATGCTATTCTTATGGTCTTGTTCCTCCGATAAATTGGAGATTCTCTGGAACTTTGTTGCGAAGTGCAAAGAAGGCAGGTGGTGTTACGAATGACTGACAAAGAAATAGAATTAGCAAAACTCGTCATGGACGCAGTACGTGTGATTAACGAGATAGCGTTGCATACGAATGACATGAATGTAGCAAACGCAGGTAATACGTTGCTAAGACGACTGGATGGATTGGTGAAATACCAATGAAGTCTTTGAAGTATAAGCGATGGCGGGACAGAGTAGTTTCGCATATATCAGAATACGGCCCGAGTAGTACAGATGTACTGTATAGCGAAGTGCGAATGAAAAACTCGCACCCACTTAGCCTCATGTCTGCGAGCCAAGTTCTATCGAAAGACCCTCGATTTGTCAATCTCGGACTCGATGGAGTCGGGCGTTTCAGAACGAGCAACCACTACAATACGTCCACATGGGGCATACGAGGAGTCGATGACCTTGAAGAGTAAATGGCTTATCGAGAAGCGTCTCGAAGTGGAGCAAGACCCATTTGCGATTGAAGTTCTGCAATGGGTACTGAAATCCCCAGAGTGTCCTCTTTGTAATCACCCGCAACGAAAAGACTACGAGTTGCAAGTTTTCAATGGCAATATGACAGGTGCTTATCTGGAAGCGAAGAACGGTTGGGCAGACGGAATCGTAGAAGAACATATGTCCGAACATATGCAATTCGACCCGCAAGAAGCGAAGGAAGTCGAGGAGACTCGCAAGGAAGCAATCACTACACTCGACATGGCAGAGGATATATTCTCTCGCATAACGAAGTGGCTCGATGAATGGGAAGAAGAGAAAGATAAGACTGGTATCGACGGCGAATGGCTTGCTAATGCGACTCGACTGATTGGACAGGCTAACTCTTCCCTCAAGTTGATTGGTACTCTCAAGCAAGAGATTGGTGTAGATTCCCAGTTACTTCTCGCACAACAACAGGTGAACGGAGTCATGGGTATCCTCGTAGAAGTCCTGCGAGCAGAACCCACTTTGCTAAATCAAATCGAGTTGCGTATGGCTACATTGAAGGAACCTACGCACGTCATAGAATACGATGGTGATGTGAGATGAGCAAGAAGAAAAAGAAATGCAAGGAGTGTAAGGCTACATTGACGCATGAGAAGCAAGACTTGTGTAGCATTTGCTACACAAAGAAGTTGTGGAGTGAGATTTGATGGATTACGGAAAGCCTGTCAAATGGAGAGCGCACTTCAACCAACTGATTGCGAGACCAATCCCAGAATCCGAATTTCCCAAAATAGCAAGTCGTATGTATGATGACGGCCTCGTAGCGATGCTTACGAGTGAGGGCATCATATGGTATGCAGGTAGATACAGAGTACCTCAAGCGTCTGTACGTGATGCTTGGAGCCTTTCGGTATCACAAATGAAGAGATTCCAGCGATGGGTTTATAGCAACGACCCGTTTATGGTTATGATGGAGAGCGAAACCGATGAGTGAAGAAAGAGAAGCGAAACAGATGATGGCAGAGATAGAGGAGTTAGTCAGTAGACTTACTGAGATAGCGAGTATGTCGAGACGAGCCAATAGAAAGGCAGTCGATATTATACATACTATGTTACACACCCCTAATGTCTTTGAAGTAATGCCAGACCAGTTGAAAGAAGATGTCAATACTTGGACTAAGGTCGTAATGGCAGTAGAGATGGAAACCGAGACTATGCTTGCTATGTGCGACGATGACGAGGAGGAATGAGTATGGCTAAGTATAACATACAGGTGGTGTTAAATTTGGAATATGATGGAGATTTCGATTACGAAGAAGAGGCCGAGCGTTTTGGTTGGCATATGGCTCATAACGCTGAACGGTTCTGGGCTTCCGTAGAGTCTATTGAACTTACGAAGGAAGAGGAGGATGAGGAAGAATGAGATTCGTCAATGGCGAATGTCATGTTGATTTGTGCGACGTTGTCGCAATCACAGTCGAGTACGGAGATGGTACTATTCGACGTATAGACAGATACCTTCCAGACGGAAGCAAGATGAAAGAATGGAAACTGATTATGGAGAGTGAATGAGATGGGTAAGGGTTATCGCAAGTTAGCAGTCGAAGCGGCGGTTACTGACTGGGAAGTTAGTGAGTGGTTCTCGGCAGAGCAGTTGTTACCGAAGGTCGTAGAAAGCCTGCCTCAACGCTCTATGTCTGTAAACGTGTACTCGGTCAGCCGTTGGTTGCGAGTTATGACGGCTAAGGGATACCTATTCAATCGCAAGAACGGATATGGCGTTATGGAATTTAAGCGAACAGGCGGGGATGATGATGGGAGTTCTCATTTTTACGCTTGATGCGAGTCTGTATCGAAAAGGAAACTATGTCGAGGGTAAAGAAGTTCTTGCTAATCCGTCTATCGAAGATATGACGATTATCGTTCATGCTAAACCTAAGAAGGCCGACTGTCTGGAATGGTTGGATAAAATAGCATATCGCATGGTATATGTCTGTAAGTCATACCCTAAGATTGACGATGACCGTGTTATCGTGGATAAGACGCATGGTCGCAAGGATGATTACATGACCGCTATCGGACGTGTGTTAAGAAGCAGAGATAGGGATATGGCTTGGTCTGCGATTCAAGAAGTACCAATCCCTCTTCTACTCGCTTTCCTACGAGAGTCGCACAAAGATGTGCGTCTCTGGAGAAACCTTGCTAAAGGATTCCAATGGGTTCCAGAGTCCTATCAGAAGGCACTAATCTCCTATGGAACCAAACCTATATCAAGAGTACAATGGCCTTCTAAAAAGAAGAATCCAGAAGTTTTGCCATACGGTTTCAACCATACAGATAAGTATGCTATGGAGATTACCAGACTCGATGAAAAAGTAGCAAACGAAATTCGTCTGCACGACATCGACTCTTTGCCTAAGAATATGAAGAAACGCAAACAGGAAGAAGGTGGTTGGGTATGAATGACATCTGTATGGGCATTTGCTCTTTGCTATGGCTCATCACCATGTTCCCTATGCCTCGCATCTGGATGGGATGGTTGTTCCATAATACGTTCATAGGACTTCCTCCAGATGAGGATGGTTCCGATGCTACTTATCTCGCATACTTGGGTATGAATGAGTAGACTTAAATACAGTCTGCGAATAGTATAAAACGTGGCGAGGAATAATGCGAATGCTCGTATTCGTAGAAAGGTCGCAGAGATACTGTTCGATGAAGGCCATATGACTCGTTCCCAGATGTCATCGAGACTACTCTCTATGAATGAGTTTCGCATTTTACCAAACGATTCCAGTCTCACCGCTATGCTTTGCAAAAACGCACAGATAGTCATTGAAGGTTGGGAATGGGTCGAAGTAACAGACGGCGTTAAAGTAAAAAACGCAGTCTACAAAATCAACGACGAGATTATCAAAAGCCGTGAAGATTTGCTATACACGTTACCCGTATCATCTATGACGAGGGCGCAAAAACAACGTGCTATCTCATGTCCTTCGTGTAGACAGAGGAGAATCATCAAAGACCGATGGTCTGATTGTCTCGTCTGCCAAAGAAAGTAAGAGGGTTTATATTGACATGGGCATTTAGTCCAGTTTGATGACGTTCTATATTGGAATTGCGGGTGGCATGAAAACGGGCAAGTCGAGCCTCGCTAAGACGATAGCACATATGTTCGATGTCGAGATACATTCGTTCGCAGAACCGCTTAGATGGGAAGTAGCACAAGCGTTCTATCATAAGCAAGAGAAGACGAGTGCGAGATACCTATGGGGTTTGCTCGAAGATGAAGATAAAGAGATGTGCCGACCACTTCTGCAAGCATGGGGTCAGGCGAAGAGAGACCTCGTAGACGAAGACTATTGGGTTTCGAGGGTTCGTACATACATCGAGCGTAAGGGCATGGATGTCGTCATCATTGATGATGTGCGACACGTCAATGAGGCGCAGTTTGTACTCGATAACGGAGGCATCATGTTCTGGCTCACGGCTTCGCATGAAGTCCTCTTAGAGAGAGGTTGGGATGTCGAAAACTCATTACATGAGAGTGAGAAGCAAGATGGTACGATGTACTATTTAGCAGATAAAATGCCTACAAATCGTGTGTTCAGTATGGATACATCTGGTCGCTCGAATTACGGTATGTATATGGAAGCCGAGCGTTTGCTAAACGAACAGAACTTTACATTTGATAATTTTATGGAGAGAAGGAAATGAAAAAGAAAAGTAAGATGGCAACAAAGTTGCTACAAGATATAGGTTACATATGTAGAATGTGCGAGAAACTTCTGCCTATGTTTAGCATGGATGTCTGCCACGAATGCGATGCTAAATTGATTGAAATGCAGAAAAAAGAATACGACGAATGGAAGAAGGAGGAGTTGCGATGAGTAAAGTATGGCGTGAAATCCACCGTTCTCCTACACGGTTGGGTCATCGTCTTTGGGAGTGTACCTATTGCACCGCATTAAAGACGACCAAGCGAAGCATCCCGAAAAAGTGCGAGTTTTGTGGACAGAAGGTGGAACAATGAGTGAAGTATGGGCTACGAAGTACCGACCAAAGGAAATAGATGATTTCATAGGTCAGCCTCATTTGCGAGACGAGATGGTTTCCGTTATCAAAACAGGTATGCAACATTACTTATTCCATTCCAGAGAAGCGGGTACAGGAAAGACGACGATGGCGCACATCCTTGCGAAGGAGATGGGCTATCACCTACATTCATTCAACGCATCCTCTAAGAGAACCAGAGGTATCGAGTTCGTAGAAGAGGATATTATTCCTATCGCAAATAGCGGTATGTGGGAGACAATCATCCTACTGGATGAGGCAGACCGACTGACGATTCAAGCGCAAGATGCGCTCAAGGGCGTGATTGAGGGTGCTACTTGCTATTTCATTCTGACCTGCAACGATATTAGCAAGGTAAGTGATTGGCTAAAATCGAGATGCCAAGTTAGACAGTTCTTCCCTATCAATGAGGAGGAGATACAGTCTCGTCTATCGCAAATAGCGGTCAATGAAGGTCATCTCGTCCATGCTTCCGATTTAGGTATGATAGCGAGAGGACATAAGGGCGACTTGCGTAACGCAATAGGTTTCTTGCAGATGTATTGCAATTTGCCGACAGACGAGCGTCGTTCGAGATTGCAAGCATTGGCGTACCCAACTTTCGATGCCCGTAGATTCCTACGCCTATGCGTGAAGGAGGGAGCAGTAGCAGAATCTGTGAAGATTACCGAAGGTATAGATTGCAGAGAACTAATTTCCCAAGTGTTTGAATATGCCGTCGAAGCAGATGTGCAACCAGAGTCCAAAATGAAAGTCGTTGAGGCTTCAATCGTGAGTGAGAGAGACATCCTAATGGGTGTCGATGCTACGATTGTCCGATGGAATTACTGTCGGATGCTTGCCTCAAGGGGTTTATATGGACATAAGGACAACGAATAAATGGTGAGAAACAAATGATTACCTCAGAAATGTATGAAAGAGTAGCAAAAAATGTTGGTTGTACTGTCGATGCCTTAATCGCACGACATACAGCCTGCAAGGACATGAACGCAGTTGCGCTTGCTAATAGCGGCGTAGCGAGCGATGAAGTCGAAACGAAAACCCTCCGTATGGTTGCGGCAGAGATTCGGGCAGAAAAAGCCCGACTCGCACGAAGCGGTTGTAAGATGGTCGAAGGAATGTTCTTATCGTTCCCTCGCTTCAAAGACTGGGGCAAAGTATTCTATACCAAGTATAGCAAGATGCTTTCTGGACTTGACGAAGAATCTCGCAAGACTCTCGTAGCACAGGGATTAGTCAATCTATACCTGCACGACGATGAGAACGGCGGATACCGAGTTTTGCAAAACGCATCTCTCGCATCCAAACTCGCTTTCGAGGAAGGATGTTCCGAAGGACATACTGCGAATCTACCTAAGCAAGCAGTAGCACTTGAAGATGGAAGCGGATACTTCGCTTGCATCGAGAATAAGACCACTCCTACGTATCCTTCTGGTGGCATGAACTATGCTTACGGCAAGTTGCGAGCGAATGAGGATTTAGAGCGAACAGTTCTGTTCATGGGTCGTGAAGTAGGTACTGATGCAATCAGTATTCTTCCGATGAAGTTCAAGGGCGCACTCGCTAAGACTGTCATTCCGACATTCACTCCTTTGCGAATGCCTGTCGTTATCGGCAAGAATGGTCTTTATACCAAGCCGAATGTGAGTGTACCTACACTCGATTCGTCTGTCGCTAACATCTTCCCTGCGCCTCCTTTGGCCTCTGATGGTACTGGACTTCTCGCAGATATGTCGAAGATTCCTATGCTAAAGGGTCTGGATGACATCGAAGCACACGTCAATGGTCTTAACGACGCAGAGAAGTGGGATGCTTTGGTGTCTGTCGTTCTTGAAGTAGCACACATCGACCCGAGAGAAAATGGTGGTTACATCATGACTCTCGGAGACATGGATTTGACGAGCATGAGTCCACCACTCGACCTATATGTGGCTTCGCAAGAAGAGACTAAGGTCGATTTCGGTGTCGGTTCTGTCGTCGTAGTCGTAGGACAGCCATACATCAGTCGTGATGGCGACTCAAGACTCGCAGTTACAGGTTGGCATTGTGTCGATGCTATGGGTGTGAGTGTACTTGAAGCGGCGGAAGCCGAAGAAACTGCTCCAGAAGGAGAGGACTGGTGATTTAGATGAGTTGGGGAGACACAGATAAGAAAGATTCTGCGGAAAAGAAGGCTCCTTTGGGTATCGACCATTATCGTGGTCTGTTCTCCCAAAAGAGACGTTCCAATCCTATCCGTATGTCATTGACGGGCAAGGAAAATACTGCTAAGACAGGACTTGCGATATCATTGGCAAGGCAGCGTAGCGATAAGAGAATCATTGTTCTCGACATCGACAACAGCGCATCGCAGACAGTAGCGTACAACTTTGCTAAGGACGATAATATCGAGGTCATT